AACGCCATTGATGGATCGAACATCATAACATCGGCGAGTGCGGCGATGACCTGCTTGTGCATGGCAGCTTTATGGAGCTTGTCCTGATAGGTTGCTTCGTCCTGATACCAGTGGCCGTCAGGGGCTTTATAGTAGGTGAGGGTCGTGCCCCATACACCGGTTGCCTGACACTTGACGCGGCGGCCTTTGGGTGCGGTTGTTTTTGCCATGCGCTGCCTACCTTATGCGAAGAGAGAGGCGATCTTTTTTAGGGTAGCAATAGGCACATTGGGATCAGAGAACTTTGCGTAGCCGGATTCATTCAGCATGGATTTTGCCTGAGCCTTAACATCATCGGATGCACTGGAAAATTTAGCCGCGATAGTAGCGATATAAGTTTCGCGATTTCCCTCATCGGCTTCGTCCTGACGGTCAGCCTTGAATTTATCAATGCGTGCCTGATGCACTTTTTCCTCAGCTTTGGCTTCTGCGGCCTGCTTTTTTAAATCGTCTTCATAGCTGGTAGGACCCTTATCGTGTTCCTTCTTGATGGCATCTGTAATAGCCTTAATGAATTCGTCAACATCAAGCGGAACACGATCTACAATATCAGCAAAACGACTCTTGGAATCGACGGAGAAATTATCATCACGGAAGCAGACAACGCGCTTTTCGCCTGTGATCTTGCCCTTGACTTCCTCCTTATTGGTGACAATGTTCTTACGGCCAGTCTTATACTTAACAATGTCACGGTCGATATAACAAACCCCGAGGAAATGAACTTTATTTTTCATGGCGTTAAAATAACGCTTGTCCATATTGGTTGTGAGGATGGAATATGTCTCGCCAGAAACAGGATCCGCGATGTCGCTTTTCTTAGTATGACCGATGGTGATAAAGGAAACGCCGACACGCTTCAATTCCCACAGGCGATCAAAGACGATTTCGATTGCTTTGTCAGTAGGACCATTAAAGCCTTGGAAAGTGGCCTTAAAGAACTTAGTCTTTTTGTCCGGGTTGTCGCGGTTCCAAATACGAAGGACCTCACCCTCTGCGAGGTTCATCAGTTCATCAAAAGTATCTACAACAACGACCTTGAGGTCTTTATAATCTGTATAGCGGTTTTCGACAATATCAGTAATGACATCATCAAATTTTTCCCAATCCCAGACAGGCTCTGCGACAATGCCGTTGATAGCATCAGACCCGTCCTCTTTGCCAACATCGAGGAACATATAACCATCTTCGCCAGCAAGGCGTTCACAATACTGCTTAATGAGAGTGGTCTTGCCGATTCCTCCCTCGCCGATCAGGCAGAGATTATACTTGAGAGGATCAAGCTTGATTTCGTTTTTTCTTCCGAACTTTCTTGCCATAAACTATGTACTCCTTTAAAAAAATTATCAGAACAGCTCCGGATCGTCTTCAAACGAGGGCTTGGTGGAATCTGGCTTGGCGGCTGACTTTTCCATATCGGCAACGGTTTCATCCTTAGCGGGGACGGCAATTTTATCCTCGAACTCGGAGAGTTTATAGCCGGTGTCAAACATACCATCGGCGAAATCGTCACGCAGCATAGGCTTGTTCAGGCGTAGCTCTGTGACTTTGCTGCCGTAAATCTGACCGCGGGGACGGAAATCATCCAACGTGGCATCGCCAAGTTCGATCTGCATCTTCTGCAAATCGGTCAGCTGGTTTTCGTCAAAATCGACTTCCTCGGCACCGTTGACGACGCGGACATCCCACATCATAGTGGCGGGTGTCTTTTCCTTGACATCAATAAACTTCATCTTGAAGTCATACAGAGCCTTGTGCTTGGGAATCTCCATGTTATACTTAGTGGTATCGAACACGACACAGAAGGGCAGGAACTTGTCACCCTCCTCCTTGGTGGCGTACTGCGAGACATAGCCGTTGATAAAGATTTTGCCGGTCTCCTTGAGGTCAGACTTATCGACGCAGTCCTTCCAGTAGGTGATGGGAACAGACATTGCCAGCTGGGGCTTTTCAGTATCGCGGCGATACCAGACGGCCTGAATATCCAAATTGCGACGCAGGATACCCTTGCTGTCATAGCGAACCTTGCAGGTGCCCGTGACGGTCAGGTCCTTATCGTTGCCGGGGAGAACATCCGCCAGATACTTGATGAAATCATAGCCGGAGATAAAGCTCTTGATTTTGCCATCCTCACAGCCGACATTGGTGCGATACAGGCGGGAGCGAGCAACCTTGGCGAGAACATCAGGGTCCTCACGGTCAGCCCAGGCAACCTCGAAAGAATTAAAGTCTGCATCCACAGGCTTGAGGGTATCGCGGGGATAATCCAGCAGACCGACAAACTCCGTGCTTGTGTCTACCTTGATGCCGAAGTGCAGGCGGTACATCTTGCCGCCTGTACGCTTGGAATCAATCTCGTCCAAAATGCCATCTTTGGCGATGACAGGCGTGCCGATAAAAGAAAAGCGGATCGTATTGTTTTTGGCCATAGAAAAACTCCTTTACAGAATACTTGAAATATGTGTTGTGCAAGTTAAGAAAAAATATTTGCATCGCCGTCAGAATCATCATCAGGCTCTGCGAAATCATCACCGTAAAGCGCATCGTAGTCTACACAGACGATGGGGTTGACCGCACAGATCTTAGCTACAGCATCCGCGATGTCGTCTGCGCATTCATTACATACGGTCAGGTCAAACAAATCGCCGTCGCGCTTGGAGCCGTAACCGAACGTGTACTGGATGCGCATACCATAGCCATCGAGATCAGGGAACACTTTTTTACACTTGTTGCAGATAAACATTATGTACCTCCGAAATTTATTTCAACTGAAGAGCGTTGCGCAGGGCAAAAAGCTCCTCGGCTGTGGACGTGATAATGCGAACCTTGCGCGAATAGTCAAGGCTCATAAGACTGAGCAGGCTTTTGGCATTGGCCTGACTACCGTTGCAATCAATTACGATGACATCTGCACATTCCTGTGCGACTGCCTGCAGACACTGGCACTGCATAAAGTTGTTGATGCGGATAGAAAAGTCATAGCTGCCGCTCATTGTGTGTCCTCCTGACTTGACAGAAACGCTTTACGCAGGGAGATGATGTCATAGCCGTTTTCATTGTGCCAGTCGCGGAACGCTTCATCGCTGGCGTACTTATCGCGCAGGAAGCCGTAGAACAGGTTGGACTGTGCGTCGGTAAGCTGACCGGTGCTCTTGATAGACCCGAAACGACGGACGCCGTCTGCGACACTGCGCATGTGCTTCCAGAAAGAGTAGTAGTCGGTTTTCAGCTTGGTCATGAAACCGGCGGAATCCTCAAAGACGAAGCCCTCAATAAAGCGACCATCGTACACATAGCCGGGAGCGGAGGCTTTGATATAGAAATCATAGAACTTCTGCCAATCCATAAACTGGTTGACATATTTTTTGAGGTTCAAATCAAACCGCTTGCTGATACCGATCAGGTCGTCCCCGATCCAGGCGCTGTACGGAATCTTTCGGAACGCGATTTCATTGTAAACGACGTCCAGCAGGACCAGATGCGGTGTATCATATTCGATGATATGTGGGTCAAACTGCTGGTCGATGACCTCAAACAGCATGGTGCAGTTATTCTCTTTAAGGTACTGCTTGATTTCATTCCAGCGTGTGGAGCCGGTTTCGCAGACATTCTTTTGGAACAGCTGCCGGAAGTGGTCGGCATAGTCGCCGCTGATACTGCCCTTGGTGCAAAAGCGCAGATCGTCAATTTCGGGGTCGTAACAGAGCAGACCGAGATAGCCGTTTTCCTTGAGGTAGACATTCACCGGGAATTTGAGCTTGTCCTTGAGATAGTCAAGATTACTGTGCGGATAATGGTAGACGCGGGCCAATTCATCTATGCGGAAGAACTTCTCATAGCCGCGGGCGACGATGGTATGATCCTCTGTATTGATAAAGAGACCGCGGGCGACGGTGGTCAATTCATTCCAGCTGCTGCGGCGGAAAGCCTCCGAGGTGAAATTGAATGCGGACAGACAGCCGAATCTTTTCTCCTTGACATTGCGCTCACGGCGCATGTCCTTGACGAGCTGATAAACGGAATCTTCCTTTGTCTCAACGATTGGCTGTTCCTCCGGCTTATAGAACTTATGATTCTTTACGCTGTGAGAAATGAGATTGCCGTCAGAATCGATTTCGATCGCACGAAGAGATCCGCCGAATTCTACGCGGCCTTCAAGATCGACATAGTTGGAATGAGGCGTGAGGATGTTATAGTTTTGAATATTGCGATGATCTGCGATCTGTACCATGCCGGTTTTATTCCAGGATTCCACGACATCAGGCAGGTCATTATAGCCGCCGACACCGTGGATCATCTGAAAGGTGGGAATCGTAATGAGGCCAAGCTGCTGGTCCTGCTGCATTCCGGCGATGCCGCCATGGCAGATAAAATACATTGCACCGCGGAAAGAGAAGTAGGAACACTGGTTCAGACGCTGATACAGGCGGCGGACCTCCTTTTTGTCAAGACCGGAATCATCCAGCTGACGGCTGGTGCGCAGTTCAAATTCCTTGCTGGGCGTCTTTTTATCATGGCTCCAGCAGTACAACCAGCGCTCATGGTTGCCTTCAAGCAGGACAATGTTGGGCTTATCCTTGACAGAGAGCAGGAATCTGACGACATCCGCATTTTCCATACCGCGGTCAATATAATCGCCGCAGAAGATATACAGACAGTCATCCTGCAGGCCGCCAAGCTCCCCGAGCATGTCCTGTAACGCTGTGTAACAACCGTGAATATCGCCGATAGCGTAGACCTTGCGATACGAATTCATGTCAGAAGGCTTATAGCTGATTTCCGCCAGCGCGTTCTCCGGCTTTAGCACCTTGATGCCGCCCGGCACCTTCTGTGTCTTAAAACGGGCATACATCTTATCAATGGCTTCCTCCGGTACCTGTTTGAGCGGGGCACGGCTGGCGTTGCGGCGTTTACAATCCTCGATAGG